AGTTGGCCTAACCATAGTCAACCCTTCAAACAATTAAAAGGAAAATTAAAAATGGTATTCACAATAATGATTGCGTTCGCTATTACATTCCTATCAGTACTAGTAATATTCGCAATAGTATCTAAGAAGTATGAACCAGAGCCTTCCCAAATGATATATCTAAATGCTACTCAACCATATCTATCTGTCCGTAATGCAATGTATCCTGAAAACAATCATTACTATGTGTATCTTCACAGAGTAAAGAACAGAATCGTGTATGTAGGAAAAGGAACTGGAGGCAGAGCATATGATGTCAGAAGATCAGATCTGGAGCATATACAATTACTGTACGATGCTATTGAAAACAATAATATAGAATCAGTAGTACAAATCTGGCGAAGAGGACTAACCGAAGAAAAAGCCCTAGTAACAGAAAAAGCTATGATCTTATTACATAAACCTTGCTTCAATACCGTAGGTGTCAACTGACACTTACTTTTAATAAGAGGAGACAATTAAATGAGAAAACTACCATGCACTAAATGTGGTTCCTCAGATGCGGTAGCTGATTACGAAGATGGCGGTGCTATGCACTGTTTCTCATGCGGAGTTAATCACTTCCCTGATACCTACGGTCAACCTGATAAACCAAGGAAAGAGGAAAAACCATTGGAAATTAAAGATCTGCCTTATGGCACTCAAATCAAACGTAAGATAAACAAAGAAATCTGCGAGTTCTTCGGTGTTAAAGCTGAAATAGATACTAACGGAGATTCCTCTAAAGTATACTACCCTTACTATGAGGGCCAAATATTAGTAGGATATAAAGTACGTATCTGTAACCCTAAAGACTTCCGAGTAGAAGGCAAACTACCAACCACACTATTCGGTCAACAGAAATTCCCCCAAGGTGGTAAACGTATTGTAATCACTGAAGGTGAAGAAGATACTCTGGCAGTAGCATACTCGTTCAAAGAACGCGGTAACCTATACCCTGTTGTATCCATCCCATCAGCCTCTAACC